TTACTGCGAATCTCGTTTTCGTTTACCTGCGGTGTAGGTGTTGGTGCAGGTGCTGCCGCTGGCGCAGGTGCATCTTGACCATTCCCACGATTCTGTTCGCCACCATCAACTATTGCGCCACCTGCACCACCTTTAGGTGCACTAGCGTCTTGTTCAGGTGAACGTTTAACGTGCTTGTTTTTTCCGAAGCGCATTTCGTCTTCTCCCTCAATTATACAATCATAAGTTTGGTGCTGTTCACCCGAACGTACACCGTTAGTTGTTTCAAACGAAACAGGAACAATTGACAGTTCAGTAGGTGACCAATCAATTGCACGGTACACCGGAATACCTTCTTCTTCACCTACGCGTTGCATACGGTGAATCTGGTAACCCAATGATACATGACGCAATACGCCAGAAGCGACCTTGCGAAATACTTTCATACTTTCTTCGTCGTCAGAAAACGTTACCGTACCGATAAGTTCACCGTTCTCAAAACGATAGTCAGAAGTAATGCCGAACACACCTTCAATACCTGCGTATGTTCTGTGGCTGTCGATTACTGATAAGCCTTTGTTCAAACGTTCTGAACGTACAGCATTGGCAGTAACTTCAAGTTCTTCATAGTACGGGTCGTCAAACCACGGTTTACGCAATCCGCGTTCGCCAGTAGTAAAACATATCTCCACACTACGGTTTTCTTCGTCAACAGTGTCAGGTCGCAATGCTGCGCGTGTCTGCATCATTGGTAATGTTGCTTTCCGCACCTGATTGTTGCTTTCAGTTTTTTTCTTCATAACGTTAAGCCTTATAACCGTTACCCAAAATATAACAACAATTGGTCAGACACACAACGTTAGTCCTTACGATTCGCCCGAATATCCATTGCTGCCCGGATGAAAGCTGCGACCACTGTGCCTAAAAACCCTAAATATACTGTTGCAAGTCCTAATCCTAAGTCATTACCTGTATTGGTTGCAAGGGTTAATAAATTTATTATGCGTTCGCACACCCACGCACAGTATACCAGTGCAGCTATAGGTATTACATTGAACTCTTGCAACGTTTTGGTAATTGGCTGTTGAAAGTATAGCCCGAACATGGCAGACCACACTTTAATTATCAGTTCCTTCACGTCTTAGTACCTCATTGATAAGGTTGTACTGGCGAAGGTAACACTGCTGTACACGACTGAACGTTGTTGCGTCAGCGTCAAGTATGTCTTTAATTGAATCGGTTTTCGCTTCAACAGGCATGAGGTCGTCAAAGCAAGGTATAAGTAGGTTTCTACTTATCGGGGGTAGTTTGTTCTGTGGTCTTTCTAACGTTGGGATTTCGGGGGTCACGTATGATCTGTCTGGTACGCTGGTACAGCCTATAAGCGTCATTACCAATGCCAACACCGTCAGTTTGTACATACCTTATACCCTCCCTCACTTCGGCTTCTGCGGTGTTTGCTTCTGCAATCTGACGCGCCAAGTCTTTCGCTTGCTCAGATTGCTTCGCAATTTCCGCTTCATACTCACGCCTTATGGCAAGCAGGTCACGGCTGTAATCATCCGCCATCTGCCTAACGTCAGCTTGATACTTTGCAATCGCTTTGTCTTGACTTTCAGCATACTTAGCTGTTGCACGGTTAACACCTGCTTCAACACCTTGGTTGTAAGTGTACCATACCAACAGTAAAACGCCAGCAATCAAACCAAGTCGAATGTAAAGTTTAGGTATCATTTTTCACCAGTTGGTATATAGCAACTATTACGGGTATCATTACCACTGCAACAGTAAAAATCTTATGCCAGTTGTCAGACCACCACTTACGCTGCTTTTCAGTGGTTTGCTTTTCCGTTTCAACTCGTAGCTTGAAGTTTTCAAGTTCTACAACACGCTTCCCTAACGTTCGAAAATCATTTTCACAACGATTGACGTGTGCACTAAGTGTTTCTTCCACATCATCAATACGCTTGTTTGCAGTACGACTTTCAATTACCAATTCTTGCGTCGATAGAGCAAGACTACTCAAATGCTCATTAGTTGTCTTGCTGTGTTCAACAAATTTAGTCAGTAAATCCGTAACACCTTTATCGGTGTGCGCTTGCTGTTGTTTTATTAACTCAACATCAGCAAACAGTCGCTTTTCTGCTATTGCGTCCACGTGTTCAGTTCCCATAGCCCTGCGCACACTCTCTATAACCCTAAAATACTACAGTAATAGTAATATCCTAACGTTACAAGTTCAACAAGTGTGCGCCAAATAAATAGTTAATTCTGTTAATCAGAATCGTTATTTTCGGTACTACTTTCACCCGATTCGTCGCTGTTGCCAGTGTTGTTACTACTCGCAGCGTCATTCTGGTCAAGTTGATTACCTGCTGCGCTAAATTTATCAGGTCTTATGTCGAATGGTAAATTACCCATTAGTTCATAAGCCGCAAGCCAGCTTTCAACTACCTTTTCAAGCTTCGTGCCAAACTTCTTCGCTGCTACTTGTGGTGTAGACAATGCCGAACGCACTTTCATAACCTCAGTTTCAACTTCCTCTTTAGGGTTAACTGTAGCACGTGGTGGGAAAACCCATTCAGTTTTTATAGTGGTGTTAGTACCACGGTCAACTTGATACAAACCAAATAACTTAGCCATAATCTTGTTGAGTTGAGGCACTAACATGAACTGCTGAATACCATCAAGGTATCTATTGAACTCAATCAAGCCCATTCGACCAGAAGCGAAATTAAACTTGCTGTAATCGCCTGTAAGCTGTTGATAGTTCAAACCTGCACCTACAGCCATATCGCCCTTTAACTCTACTATGAACGCTTGTGAGTCGTCAGCACGTGGTGGTGTAATGACCTTGGCATTAGAACCTGACGGTACATACTCAATCATGCCCGGTTCAATCTTATCAATTACCGGGTTGTCGGTCTTATTACCCATCGGGGTAGGTGCGTCTTCAATAAGCACAGCAAGGCACGCAGCGATTTGTTGCTGCATAACTTTAGCGTCTTGAAGGGTGTCATATCGGTCAAGGTGTGTAGCAATCTGTGCCAACCAAGAAATACCTAAGTGTTGACCCGGACGTTCACGCCTGAACACGTGTAGAATCTCAGTATCTTTTCTGTAGAACTTGGTGTTACTTGTGCCGCGCTGGTTAGTACCTGACGGGTCTATGTCAATCCAGTAACCTTCAATCTGACCACTTTTATCATACTGTACACCGTTGATAACAAGCTTATCGTCAGTGTTCTTGTCTTGTGTAGGGTCAAGGTATGTCTGTTCAATTAACTGTAGCTGTAAAGGTACACGTAGGGCTGCATTGATATGGAAGCGCACGAAGCACCCACCACTTTCAACAACAGTCGCAGCCAGTAGCCATAAAAGACCTGACAATGTGTTATGACCGTCGAAGTCACAGGCTGTAGAGTTTGCCCAATCTTCGAAGTATTTTGTAAAATCTTCTGCTACACGTGTGTTGGGGCTGGTAATGTCAGCACTGATACCCTGACCCACAATATTACTTGCGTATATCATCTTGATACGTTGCGCAAGTGGGTTGTTACGTACCAGTTCCTGACTCACACCTGACAATCGTTTAGCGAACCGTCCTACCTCAGAACTAGCATTGGTGTTACGGTTTCTTAGATTGCCTCTACGTCTACCCGTAGTAGCTGCGTTGTAATCACGTACCGCGTCCATTGCCATACGCTTACGCATACGGTCTAGGCCAGCACTAGGGCTGAAATAACCTATTACACTGTCTAATACGTTCATATTAATTGTACCCCGAACCTACTGTTACCATGCGTGTACCACGTGGCTTGTTGCTTCCTTCAACGTCAGCTTCTGCGTCGATTATAGCCTGACGCAATTCTTTAGCGCTGCCGTACTCTACCCACGTATTACCTTCACGAACACGAAGTACGTTCTGTAGCAATCGCTTCTTAGCTTCCGCTATTTCAGCCTTAGTGAACGTAGCCATTAGTTACCCCCGTTTAATTGTTTAGCCAGTTACTGCGTCTACGCTTTCGCCTAGTAGGACTGGTGTTTTGTGTAGTATCGTTGGTACTGTTATCAGAGTCAACCGTAACAGTTCCTTCGAACATTGATTCTCTTAAATCCCAATCTTCATCACGCATACGGTCTATCTGTAACATTGTAGCACCTGCACGTGCATAGTTGCGACAATCTAAGAAGTGGTTGTCCTTCCGGGTCTTTTCCCATGCAAACACTTCGAAGCCTTTCTTGTTGGTAGTTACGACTTTTTGTTCTGCTGTAATCTGCTTGAAAAATTCTTCATCATACTCAGGGAAATGGCAGTACCCGGAAGGGAATCGACCACCAGCTTTAAGCTTTTCTTCGGTGGGCTTCTTCAACCCTAACCAGCTATAGAATTGGTCTTTCAGCACACCAGAACCAACATGCCACAACATCAGGCCACGTGAAATACGTTTACCCATATAGTCAATATCTACTGGCGTTGGTGTACCTACACTGGTGGTCAAACGACCTTCTTTATCACCTTTCACAGCACGAACACGTGGGTCACCATACTCACGCACAAGTGAGTAAACGGCATTAGTTTTATAGCCTGAGTCAACGTTGATAATCTCACAAGGCATATCAATACCTTTGTGATTCTTGTATATCGTTGACCACAATTCTTTGACCTGATCGCGAAACCCTTCTTCCTCAATGTCACCAGCAAGGTAGCCTTTATCTACTGACCAGCTTATGCGTCTGCGACCATAGGCCACCACTTCGTAGTACACGCCAGCTTTTTGAACGTCCATACCCATAGTGAGCATAAGGCCACCTTCGGGTACAACACCAATCTTGTAGTTTTCGCGTCTGTTATAAACGTCTTCCCACTCAGGTTGTTCACCTTGCTCTTTCCATGTACGCGCCATACGTGTGTTGTAGAAAGCTTTAAGCAGGTTGTTATCGCCTATTGCGTCAACAAATTCATTCGCTAACGTTATAACTGGTGTAAATGGGCTGGCAAGGCTGGTCACCTTGTACGACAAATGGCGTTTAACGTGAGGACGTTTAGCCTTGTAAAAACCCTTGTCAATGGATTGAATGCGGTCACCTTCTGACCACTTGTGCCCACACTCAGAACAGGCAATATACGCGTCGTCTGGTAGATACTCACCAGAATCTTTATCTACTGGAATTACAACATCATCCCACGTCAATTCCTTAGCGTGATTGCACTTAGGGCATGGTTGGTGGTAGGTGTGTTGTGAGCCAGATAGGTATTCTTTTTCGATACGTGAACGACCTTGTGTTGTAGGTGAACACGCAGTGATTTTCTTAGCACGTCTACCGAACGTTGTAGCACGACCCCAACCTACTGCAATAGGGTCACCCTCACCACCAGAACCACCGTCACCAGAACCAACGTTTGCAGGGTACTTGTCACATTCATCAAACAGCATGATACGACAGGCACGCATTGCCAAGTCGTCAGGGTTACGTGCAGATACAATTGATAGCTGACCACCGGGGTACTGCTTTTGCAGTATCGTATTACCTTGGTCACGCCTGTTGTGCGACATTAATTCTTTAATTTCTGTTATCGCGTTGGCTGACTTGCTGAAACGTTCCTTTGACCATGCTTCTGCGATTTCCTTCTTAGGCGCAACGTACATGATAGGTGAAGGTTCTTGGTGTATGAAGTACAGGGCTGTGTTCAGCATCAGTTCGGTTTTCAATAACTGGATGCAAGACATTACCGTTATTTCTTGAACGTCCGGGTTACTTATAGCAAGCATTGGGTCGCGTGCAGGTGGTACACGGTCTGTTTTCCATTGACCCGGTTCTGCACTGTTGTCTGGTAGCTTACGATATGTATCAGCCCATTCTACCAAGTTCATCTTAGGTGGTGGCTTGAATTCAGTGCTGAAAATGTTGTTCAAGTATTCTTCGATACTTTGCTTTGCAACGTCACACGTCTGCAAAATATCAATATCGTTAATCGACTTCTGTACGCCCATTTGATTAATTCACTTTACTGTTGTTAGTTCTCACATCACTAAACTGTTGTTCATTTTAACTGCTCATAATCGTTGTATAGTTCAACGAAGTTCAGTACACGTGCTACCTTGGTCACGTCACGGTGTATGTTGCTAATGTCAAACCCTGTATAAGCTGCAATATCAGCAACAATGATTCCTTGTACGAAATACATAGGTAAATACTTTTTCACACGCTTACTGCGAAAGCCGATTAATCTGATTACAATGTCAAGCTGCTGCGGTGACAGCTTGCCACGAAAACGGTCACCCCCTGACATAGTTATTCTTCACCTTCATATCTGTGCTGGTACTCAACCAACGATTTCAATACGTCTTCAATTTCAACGTCTAATTTCTTAGCAATGTAATCGTCGTCTTTATGTGCCAGCAATCCCGGCAGTCGGGATTTCCATGACATTAACGTTGCGCGAACATGACCTGCTGCACTGGCAAAATTGACCATAAGGTCTTCAATGTTGGCAAGTAGTTTTTGTTCGTTCGCAAGTAGTAGTTCTTCCCGTAGCGCTTTAGCAACTTTCAACCTGCGGTCAGCTTCACGTGCTTCTATTGCATCGTCTAGCTGTGGTTTCGTTGCTTCAAATATCTCAGATACTTCGTCCATATCCTGTTGATATTTCCAACGCATTACAGTACCTGAGTCGTACAGGAATTTACCCCTACCACGTGGGTCAGGCAAGCAAGGACAACCAGCGTCACGCCAAACTGCTAACGTTGCGGTTTCAATACCCAACAGTTCTGCCAGTTCTGCACCACCGATTAACTTGCCTTTCTTCTTACCGAACTGATTAGTTTTACTTTGAATTTCACGCTGTAGCCCACCAGCTAATTGTTCAGCAGTTGGTTTTTTTTCAGGCCGCATCTTAGGGGGCATAGGATTCCTTTTTGCCAGCTATTACTAACGTTATAAGGGGTACTATAGCGTACCTAGCAGACCCTGACAATACTAACGGTCACATTGTTGACAAGAGTGTTACAAGGGTCTACAGTAGAATATTTTTCTGAGTCTGCGTACCCCGCGCTTCCGCGCACC